TGAGAAAGATCTGCGTAAGCAGGGCCAGCCAATAGAAAGATCAGAGGAATTAAACGTTTCATTTTAGCCTCCCATTCTGGGGATCAACTTCTTTGCCTGTGATTGGGTCGTATTTAACAACCTCGGCTCCTTCTATCTTAAGAGGTGTTATGACTCTTATGGTCTGAACTGCTCCGTTCTGGCTGTTAGCAAGTAAAGTTTCAATCTGTTTTTTATTCATAGGTTTATCAGCATCAGATTTATATGTCCCATCACCTCGCTTTTTTGCTGTTTCGAGTCCAAAACTAGCTAGCGCACCAGTAAATACAGATGCTATGAAAGTCGGGTCGATTCTTTCTTGCTGGCCTAATCCTGGGATTTCCACGTAATTTAAAGTCAGTATAAACCCGCTCCAACAGACAACTCCGAGCCTCACAAATGTAGAGAGGAGTACTAATTGCTCTTCCTTGTCATCAATCTTGTCTTTTATCTTGCCGACGATACCTTTTTTCTTTTCCTCTTGAGGCGGGGCTTGGTTTTCTGCCATGAAAAATAGTTGCGGTCTTTGCCATAATAAGCATGATCGCATCTTATGGCAGTGCTACACGTTTCTTCTGCTCCTAAAAAACAAATCAGGACAGAGTATCTATTCCCCTCTCAGGTTGTTATTGGTGATATAGAAAATTTTCAATCTATTCAGCAGGGACTTATCGACTGGATATATAGGTACAGAGAAAAAGATCCTGGGATTACAAAGATATCCAATAAGGGAGGCTGGCAAAGCGTTTCCAAAGAAGTATATGCAGACGAAGGGTTCCTACAGTTTCAAGGTGAAATAGTCCCTCTCATAACAAAGATGGTTGATGAGTTCCACGTAGGGAAACAAGCTCAACTCACTGAGATGTGGCTGAATATTAATGGTCCTAATTCGTACAATGTTTCGCATCGTCATCCAGGCTGTGAATTAGCTGGTTGTCTCTGGGTTAAACAAACTCCAGAATCAGGACGTTTTGTTTTTGATGACATGGATTATAGAGATGCGATGCTGAGAACTAATACTGATAAAGAGCACTTAATGAAACACAAGATGGCTCCAGAATACGTACCAGATTATAGAGATGGTTCCATAGCTTTGTTCCCAGCAAATATGTCTCACAGAGTAGAAATAAACAACACTGAGGAAGATCGCATCTCGATAGCATTTAATATCAAGCTAATGAGTCAACTGTCATGAACGAGATTATTGCTGCAATCATTGGAGCGTGTTTTTCTATGGTTCTAATGGCTATCTCCAATATTTCTAACCGTAGAGATCGTGATATTAGGGAGGTATTCTCACGCCTTAATACAATAGAGAAGCAACTTGCGTCGATGACAAACGGTACACAGCTAAACCGTAATTGGAGGAAAAGAGTATAATAAATTGGCTTACTTCATAGGCTTAGCTTACACCGAAAAAGTAGGCAAGAGGGCAGGTTTAAAGGGTCTGCTCTCGCCAAAATTGCATGAAAAAACCCTTGCCGATGGGGGATCACAAGGGTTTCTTCGTAATTATTACTAACTACAACTAAAAAGTAACAGTTATATATAGTACGTGTAAGTGCAAAAAGTACCTATGAAAAAATTATTGAAACCTCTCAAACCTTTGCTCTATGCATATTTGAGAAGTGACGCAGGAAAGCGTATGGTTATCAGTGTTTTGAAAGCTCTAACAAAGCAAACAAATAATACTGTTGATGATCAAGTTGTCTCGTATGTTGAGGCTAGAATCTTTCCAGGGACAACAACTAAGCTTCAATGACAGACAGCGAGTTCTCTTACATTTTAGAATTAGCAAAACCTCCAACTGTCGAAGAAGAGTTGGAAATGGAAAAAGCTATTCGACAAGCGAAGAGTATGACGGATGTTGATGAATTACAAAGGTGTGTAGAAGCAATATTGAGACAAAATCATCAGCAAGGAATCTTCATCTCACGCTGTATGGATAAAATCCATTGGTTATATGCAAAGTTAGCTTGCGTCGAAAATAAAGTAGAGCAACCAAAAAAGAAGGAAGGATTAACGCAGTTTTTTTCTACGTTCTTCGACCCAAAAAGTTAACTCTTCTATACGAGTTAATGCTCTTTTAATCTCTTCTGTGTCTTGAGGGATTGTGTGTGCGTAAGGAGTTTCTTCTTCTGCTATAGCACGTTGTCTTTTAGTCATCTAACGCTTGTAGAGTTTGTTGTGCATGGAGCGCAGGAGATTTGAGGTCGTCCCATAAAACTTTGTAGCTGTAATGCTTGAAAGGATTCCTGTTTTTGATCTTTTTCATCTCCTCTATAACTTCTACAATTTTTCCCGTCCTGGGCGATCTCCTGGTTTTGAAACCATCAATCCTTCTTTTTGTAACACGATCTCCTTCGAGGAATCGTTGACCGACGCGATCTGGATTTGGCATTTATCTATCTAATAGTCTTGAGAAGTTTGGATAAAGCTCTGCCTTCCAAACGGTTTTGTACTGTTTGTTGCCATTCATCATTGTCTTTTTGTTCAGCTTCATTATATATCTCCTTGGGTATATTTTTCTTTAAATATGTATAAATCATTTCTCTAATCCATGCAGTAGGTTTCTCATCAAGCTCTTCTTTAATATGCTTAATAAACAGTTCTCCCCTATTAGGGGATAAGAGTATCTGGAGATGCTTACGGTTGCCGTGACCCCTCTTATCAGTAGTCATCTTAGTTTTACTTTATAGAATAGTAACATATTGTTTTATTGTCTACCTTATTGTTCCCCAAGCATCAGCCATTCTTTTTTCCATCTCGGCTTTGCTGTCCATCTTTCTTCCTATTTTTCCTAAACCGATAAAGAGTCCATGATATTTATGGTTTTTAGCATCCCTGCCATCGGCATGATACCAACGTTCCATGTCAGCAGCACGCTTACGATCTTCTGAAAGAGTGGTTTTTTCCATTAGTTCCAATACCCGAAAACGGTTCTAAAAGGTGATGTTGGTGAAGCAGGATCTACATCGTCATCTGTATCTCCAAAAGGAATCAGAATCCAATCGTCATACTCACATTCATTGAAATGCTGAAATAATCCTTCTTTGGTTAGAGGCCCAAAGGATTCATCTTCTACGTCCCAAATGATTGTTGTTGCACAGCGTCCATGAGTCCATTGCTCAGGTTCAAATTGAGTTGCAGGTGAAACTTGGACTGCGTTCTCTACTTCTGCTTCAACATAGACCGTTCCCTTATCGTCGTCATAGTTGAAGAAATAGATTTCGTGGACTGCCATTACAGTAAGTGTTAGTAATAGAATAATACCATAGTGGTAATAAATAAGCAAGCTCCCGCGTGGGGATATATCCAAAAGTGTCCCATTCAAGCAAACTTCAGTTCAGTACTGGAATTATTAATGGGACACCCCTATGGGACATTTTATTTTTGTCCCACGATGTCTTTTGCTTCCGATCCAATGGGACATTTTGTATTTGTCCCATCCACTTGTCCCATGTCAGATCCCGTTCCAACACTACCTTCTTCTATAGTTGGGACACTATTTGATACCTCTCCGCGTGCGAGGACTGCTTGATATTTGATTGTTGGATCGTTTTCTATAACTTGTAATAATCCTTTCTTTGTTAGTCTTTGGATCGACTTACGAATAGCAGCAGGTTTACCAGTTACTAAAGGATCATCAACAAGTTCGTTAGTGGAACGTGATTCTGGATATATAACCCTGAATTTCTGAAGTACACGACCTGTAACAGATGCAGGTGTTGGATCGTTATCAACTTCAGGGGTGTGATCAGCAACAGTGAAACTCAAATCATCTTGCATTTGCATAACAAGTTGAGTCCCTTCTCTACCTTGACGAGACTTTTCAATTGTGATCAAACGACTATGCTTGCCAACTTTGGTTTGTTCTTCCTCAGAAGGCTTTGATAAGGCCCATGTTTCATCAACAGCGTCACGAATAGCAGAAGTTCCCCTGAAACCACCATTCTTGTTTGCATGATGAATAATTAAAATGGTGGTCTTTGGAAAGAGATTTCCATTATTACGAGTTAACCAATACAGAGGAGTTGCAAAGTCAGATTTGTTTTCATCAAATGCTTTACCCCCACTACAACCAATCAATGAGTCAATAATGACAAGCTTTGGTTTTTGCTCATTCATCATCGTGACAAATTGAGCATATCTTTGTAGTTGCCAGTCAGTCAGGATCTTTGTATTGGAGTCAATAGGATAATCAACTTCTTCAAGTTGTTCCTTCAATTGAGTCAAAGGCTGATCACCATTCAAGATCAACACTGGGCCTTGCTCAACTGGGACGAGGCTTCCTCTGACAACAAAAGGTTTTCCACTAGAGATATGCTTTGCAATTGTCCAAGCACTCATTGATTTACCATCTCCACCTGCTCCATAGATCAAGACAACAGAAGGACTGGGTAAAATATCGGGAATTAAATATTCACGTTGTAGATCCATCTCCATTAGATCTTGAGCTGAGAAGATCCCTGTTTGATTCTCGTATTGGAGTTGATCAACAATGATTTTTTCTATTGCTGTCTGATCTCTGTACCCCGCCTGGAGAGCTAAAGCATTGAGCTTGTAGTTAACTTCCGCAGGATTATCAAGTTCAAGGATGTTTTTGGCACGTTTTACAACTTCAGGAAAATCAAGAACAGAAGCTCTAATTTCTTGAACTTGCTTAGTTTCAGCAGCTCTAATAATTTCAGCATTTTCCTTAGAGAACCTATGCCTTTCTGGATCTTCTCTATCAGCAAGCCAGATTAAAGTGCCAAGTCCTATTCCTGATTGCTTGAAGGAATACCAAGCAATAGTGCAAGGAGTGTGATTGTCATCTGCATCTTCCCATTCCTCTGCAAAGTCAGGATCTAATGAAGACCAATGTGACCACAGGGCTAAACCCATTTCGTTAGGCAAAGTCGAATGAATAGCCATTCCGACCCTTACCCAATGTTCCCTACTACCTAGTCCTTGGTGCGATATGACACTTAGACATTCATGAATGATTTGAGCTATTTCATCTTCTGTACGATCACTGAAATCAAGATCTTTTCTTGTCTGATGGATTTTAGGAGGTGCTTTCATCTCAGCGATTAGCCAAGTAGGAGCCTCTGGGATCTCATTCAGATCGCCTGTGAGCGTATAAAAGCCTTCGGTAGAAGAATGTCCGCCTGGGTAAGCACCAACGATTACACCTTGTCTGCGACCCCATAGGATCTCGTAATCACCTCCATCCTCTTTGCGGAGTCCATGCCCTTTAACCTCACCCCATAGATTTTGAGGAACACGGAAAATAAACTTTGCAGCATCAGCCTTAGTGCTTTCGATCTTTGGAGCGTTATCGAGAGAGTTACCCCAAACTTTTGAAAGTTTCTTCAGGTTTTTGTCAACGTCAAGAATGACAATCCCTTTTCCACGTATTCCTGTGTAAAGACCAACTGCTTGTAGGTCAGGATTTTTATTCAGGACAAGTTCGACATCAGCTTTATCGAAATCACGATCCCAACTTTCTTCAAAAGGATTCTTTCCTGTGGCCTTACGACCAGAACGCATGGAAGCTCCCTTTTTATATATCGGGGCGTAAGTCAGACCCTCAACAAGAGGGTTTGTCAATTCTTGGATACTCATGTAGTATTCTATTAGAGATAATTAACTAAAGCCTTTAACGTTTCACCACGTTAGAGGCTTTTTCATTTTAACCATAGTTGACGCGGTTGGGTCAAGGGTATAGAATAATATTGTGCAAAATTTAATTTTTGCCCAAACTTAAAAATCGCTATTACGAATTTCACTTATGAAATTTTCAGCCAACTTTGAAGAAAGAGCTATCAGAGATGAGGAGCAAGGCGATAAGCCTCTCGTCAGCTCTTACCTCAACCCATCTATGGTTGATGTAAAGAAACCTGCTTCATTTGCCTTGCTAGAAGAAGATCCTTTATGCTTTTGGCAAGTATGGGGAGAAGAAATCTCTACAGGTAAGAAAAGACCATTTCGTTTCATTAAGAAGCCTTCTGATTCTGAAGTTAGAGAAGAATTAGGTAAAGATTATGTATGGGGCAAAGCCTATAACAGTAATGAAAATGCACCTGTAAAGGAGTGCATGGCATGGCCTGTTTATGACTTTGAAAACAAGGTCGTTCGTATCTTCTCAACAGATCTTTACACTATCCTTACTCAGATCCGTAGGATCGCTTTAAATAGGAAGTATAAGAACCTATTAAATTGGGATATCAGCCTTGCAAAGACCAAAATTGATGGTCGTACTTCTTATGACGTGCAGGTTGAACCAAGAGATGAAGACACTCAGAACGAGTTAGATGACACCTGGGATGAAGTCCAAAAGAAAGGTTTTGACATCAATCTGATGTTAACTAATGGTGATGCTTTCAATCCTGAAGGCTAAATTATAAGCGGGTTTACTGGTTGAGTCACCTGCTGGTACTCGACCAACTGCCCGTTTCCTGAGAAGAGCTTTCCATGAGCCTAGAAAAGCACTTGCCTTTCAAAGGAAACCGTAATGGGTTATGACAGCGTAGTGAAAGTGGTTCAAAGGGTACTCATGCCTGAATAAGACTTTTACCAAGTTGGACTCCAGTAAATCCGCATTTTTTTAATGACCAGAGGAAATCTCAGACCATATCTTTTAATCATCAAGCCTCCCGACCAGGAGAGAATTAAACATAAGTTATATGCCTTTTCTCCATCGGAAGCTAGAGAGATGGCACTTGATCTTTGGCCTGATGCGAAGGTGCTTGTTACTGATGGCACGTGACAAAACCTCCATTCATGTTATTTTAAAAATGGGAACGTATAGCTAATGCAACTTCTTCTTGACATAGATTCCCAAGACACCCTTTCATCACTAGGGAAATGGTCATTGGAGCGAGACGACTCAGGGCCAATGAGAGTATATAGAGATGAAGAAGGCAATCCGTATTATTCCGTAACAACAGTTTTACAACATACCGCTTCAGTAGCAAAGCAAGCAGCATTAACAAAATGGTTAA